GATAAAAAATAAAATGGTGTTCGAGGAACTTTAACCTATTTTTTATAATTTTGCAACGTCCTATAATATATCTTATGTAAAGTAAATAGTTAAAAATTATAATACAACCCCGAAACATTTAAAGATGTTTTTTTATTTTATTAACATTTCCGAATAAAACTTTTCTAACTCTTTCCGATATGGTGATAATGGTTTCTTATTCTTTCCATTTTACCATCTAATAATGGTATGTTCCCGGCAACCAATTTTATCGGCAAGATCTCTTCTAGTCAAACCAGCTTTTTCTCTTAGTTCTCTTAATTTGCTTAGGTCGATATTCATTCATGCTACGTGGACAATTATAAAAAAATTGTCTATCCTCCTTCTTCTTTTTATCTGAGGCTTTAGGAGAACTAACCCCCAAAAATATATTACCATTCGTATTATCATTTGTCAAGTATTTTTTAGCATTAAAGATGATTTATTTTGTCTTTCTTGACCTTTTCTATGAATTCTTTTAAGGCTATCTGGCAGAAATTAGATAAACTGAGCTTAATAGGTTTAAAATTTCTAGCCAGTTCCCGGGCTTCCTCTTTTACTTTAGCAGATCCCGCATTAAAAGTGATTCTGTCATCTTCTTCTTTTTTGGTTTCCATAATTTCTTTTTTAACCATTATAATACTCCTTTTATTTTTAATAAGTAATCACAAACCAGGGGACTTTTAAAATCCCCTGAGTTCTAATTGCTTAAGACTTAAAATCATACTCAAAAACATTAACTTGCCCGGCAAAATCTTCTCCATTATGAGCCATCATAAGACCATCTTTAAATCTCCAAAAGGTTATGATCCTTTTATTGAAGGTTGGCCTAATTTTTTTAATCTTGAGCCCAATTACTGGACCACCCGATACGGTGCAAATTCCTTTATCAAAATATGGAGTAGTAATATTCCAACCGGCCCTAACAGTTTTATGATCTACGTTTTCAATAACCCCATAGGTGCCATTTTCAATTAAGCAATGATCACTATTTTTAGCATAAACAATATCGCCAGGCTTTGGTTTGCTATTTTCTTTATTTATTACTGGTTTATCTAATAACCCTAAGAATTTCATTTTAAAATACCTCCCTTTTAATTATTTTTACTCTCCAAAACTCGCTAAAATTACCAGCCTTATATCAGCCTTCAAAGTTTCGTCTTGTAACATTCCCAGTAATACTGCCTGATCATTATGAGTTTTCTCTTTAACATTATTAATTAATGTTTTATAACCTTCTTTTCCATACCGGTTAATCAAAAAATCTTGAGCCTTTATTATGCTGTCTACCGCCAATTTCATTTTTCAACCCTCCCTTTTATTTCAATCAAAAAATTATATGCTTTCAAATTTTTATGTGGGTTAATAAATTGATATTCCCCATTATCATAATAGAAAGTCCAGGCAAAATAAGTTCTAAAAAATTCTATATCAAGTAAATTAGCTAATCTTATTATTCTTTGTCGTGATATTCTCATTTTATCGGCCTCTTTAAATTGTCTTGTAAAAACCGTATCGCATAAATCTTCTTTTTTAACTCCTGCTTTTTTACACATTTCCTCAAATTCTCTCTTTTCCACCCTTTTATACCACCTTATTTATATCCTCTATCTAATTATCTAATAATAATATACTCCCTTTTTCAAACTTTGTCAAGTATTTTCTGTAAATAATATAAAATATTTTACTTATTTTCATATAATTATATACTAAAAATTAAATTTTTTTGATGATTTTTTACTTAAAATCGCTGTAACCCTTATATATAAAGGGTTTGTTTGATTTTTGAAGATGCTCCAGGATCGCTGGTGGTAAGAAATTTTGAGGGGTCGCTTATGATCATACGTGAAAGGGTAAAATACCCCCCTCAAATGACGAAATTGAAGATCTAATTTTAGTCTAAATATAGAAAAAGGCTTATATACTATAACTTTTAGTTATTTTATAAATTTAGGGTATATGACAGGTGATAGATAAAGGGCTATCGAGAGTAAAGAAATGATAATTTGAGGGGTAGGCTTAGCGATTTTAGGGATATAAATAAAAATGAACCCCTGCGCTTAAAGACGCAGGGGTTTTGGAGGTAATTAATATGAAAAAGCACTCATGGTGCAGGTTGGTGGTGAGCAATTATTTATTTTGAAACTTTATTTTCTGGATATTTCTTTTTTAATTCTTCAATAAGTAATGTAGCTTCAGGGGTTCTATTTTTTATATCTCTAACTTGTAAATCCGCTTCTGGTAAGGCGGAATATGTTATAGCGTTAATTTGAGGAACATTAGATTTCATTAGAGTTTCCACAACAGGAACTTCTTCGGTTGTTAAAGTAATTCCTTGAACTGCTAACAATTCTCTAATTTTCTTCCAGGCTTCTTCCCACTTTTGATTACCATTTCCTATTCCGAATTGTTCTTCTGCCCATAACATAGCCGATAGAATAGTTTCTTTTATTTTTGTTGCTCTATCATTTCCAAAATCTTTTATTAAAGCTTTAGAAAACATACCCACAACAAATGTTAATAGTGCGGCAAAAAAATATTTATAGACAAAAGCAAATATAATTGTTGCCATAATTTTTATTATCTCCTTTCTTAATTAATAAAAATATTAATTAATTATTATTTTATCTCTTCATTTGATTTTCCTATCATTCCAATACTTCCCTTATCTTTTCCTACCCCTACAACAGTTGTGTACTTTTTTTTGATAGACAAAAATTTGTCTTGCACTTTCTTAACTTCAATGGACGCACACTTACTTTCCAACCATTTTTCAAATTCTTCCATTATTTTCTTGTAATCAACAGATAGATATGCCATTTTTTTCACCTTCCTTTCTTAAATATTATTATACAAACTTAAATTAGTATCAAATATTCTTTCCGGTTATTATTTTATAGAATTTTATCAAGCTATTATTCTCTATAGGTACAGAATAGATAATTTTATTTCCTATATATATCCTATCTCTTCAGCAGCCAATCCGATATCAATAGGCTTTACCCCTTTTATTTTAATATCGGAACCCTCCCCATCCGGATTAGGTATATGTTCAGAATCAGGATAGCCACCTACCCTTTTATTTTCTTCAGGACAACGGTTTCCACTTAATACAATTACCGGTTTACCGTCAAAAGCCATCCTTACCATTTCTAATTTGAATAACAATAGACTGCTTACTCTAACTTTTTTCCTTCTACATTTTTTACAAGGGCATCTAAACTCCCACTTCCAGAAATTAGTTGAAAGATCGCCTGACATTTTTTAATGATCCTTTTTCATCAGTTTTTTTCTCAAAATTTACCTTATCAGTGCATCCATTAAAATGTCTATTGAGATACTCGGTTAAAGTCCCCAGCATACTTATACTTTTGCGGTTTAATTTAGCATTCAGTAAGCTATCTTTATGAAGTGTTTTTAATTCATTCTGAAACATATTCATAAAAGTATTTCTGTCCTTGGTCTGCTGAGTAATAAGGTATTTAACCAGCCAGCAAACCAATACTAAGAATATACCGGTTATAATTGGTATCCCATATTCGGCTATTGCTTTACCTAATTCGATCCCTTCTATTTATCTCAACCCCTTTATTGCATTCCATTTAATTTTGTAATTACTTGCCCATTCCATTTAGAGATAGTTACAGTATTCCATTTGATCCCTGCTGCAACTGTCTCACCTGTCCCATATAAACTTATTGTGCCAGCTACTGGGCTGCCAAATTCTACATTTGTACAGGGTATATTATCTCCAGCTTTAGACATATAAGTTCCAGTAGAGTCTGCTTCTATTTTCCCCCCCGAAGCAAAATATATACCAATATAGTCTCCTGCTACCACATCAAGGTCAACAACAAAAGTTTGCTTAGAGCCAGCGGTTACATTTCCAATATATTCCCAATCTCTGGTAGAAAGAAAATTTCCACTTACAACATAGAAGGTCGCCACTTCTACGAGTGTCAAGTTATAGCCAGTTACAGCATATATTTCTACACTGGTGATTTTTCCAGTTCCATCGGCTGGATTAACAATAACCATATATGTTCCTGTAAACTTTTCACTGGTTCTGTTTGTTGCAGCTGCACCTATATCAATTATCGTAGAAAAACCTACTACATTAAAGGTTAATAAAAATATTAACAATACGGTTAAACCTATAATAAATTTTTTCATTATTATTCTCCTTTCTAATTAAATCTCTCCTACGTCAATGGATGGATCAAAGAATAAAACATCGGCAGATTTTGCCACTCCTACCCTTTGCACTTGCTGTCCAGCCGTATTTGGTGCAGTAGAAGTAATAGCTCCTGCCGTTGCCGCAGAAACGTAAACCATCGCCCCTGCAAACTCAAAAGCAGAGTCATCTCTGATATAGCCTTTGACTAACATTAGACAAGCCTCGCTATCGGCTTTGGATTCAAGAGCTATTCTTGATCCTGGCATAGTTATTGAAACATCTGCTTTGGCTAATTTCCACTCTTTATCTGTCCAGTTAAAATATAATAATTGTCCGAAATGTACACCTTCCCCAACAGGTTGGGTATCTTTGTCTCCACTCCAAGTATGATCAGAAGCTAAAGCATTATAAAAGTCAAACTGTGTATCGGTGTTTTGGCTATGCTTCTTTGTTATCGCGTCAGCCACATCCGTATCGGTATTAGTCCCTTCCTCTATAATTCCAGTAGCATTATTTATCTTTGTAATCCTTCCAGCAGTAAAATCACCTGTCTTGATAACGTTATTTTCTATTGTTACCGGATATACCTGGACCCAGTTCCCAGCCACAAAACACCGGTAAACCTTAACAGTATCAGTGGCTAAATACATATCATTTACCACCGGAACAGCAGATTTAGAGGCATCTATCCCATAATTTAACCGGCCCAAATACCCGCCGGTAGTACCATTTTTAGGGTATAGATCATCTCTTTTTGAGTGACCCAATAAATTCCCTAAATCATCGAGTATTTGCCTAACCTCATTAGTATCTTCCATGGCATCGGCCTTATCAGCAGTACCCACATAAAAATTAGTCCCTGATTCCTGGGTATATTTGTAATATGCGGTAAAGCCATTTATGCTAAATACCAGTAAGATAATTGACAAAATAATTCCAAACCATATTCTTTTTTTAAACATCTTAATCTCTCCTTTCATTTATTTAATAAAAAAAGCCAGATCTAAAAGGTCAAAAACCTTTTTAAAATCTGGCTCTCTAAAAATGGAGCTCTAAAGTTATTTAATTTTTAGACTCTATTTAAGTTCCCAATTTCCGTATGGGTAATTTTGCTTAATTAATTCTGTTTCGTATTCAAAGACATCAATAATATCTATTCCATCTCCATCCATTTTTTTACAGGGAACAACTATTTTATCGGCAATAATTCTTACATATACAATAGCAGTATCTCCAATTACCTCAGTCGGTTTATAAAAATCATCGAGAAAAATCAGTAGGAAGGAACACACACCTTCAGAATTAATATTGATATATTCTTTCCACTCATCAACCTTGTTATACCAAATTCCGCCAATTATACAGTAACATTTAGCCAATTCATATTGCCGATTAATGATCGCCTGCCAATAGTTATAAACTGCTTCTTCTGCCAAGAACCTATCAGTTAATTCCGGAGCAACCACGCAACCGGTTAAGGCCAAAATTAAAAGTATAATCAAGAATGATATTAAAAATTTTCTTTTCATTACCTTTATCCCTCACCTATTTTTAAATTTTATTTAAGTTTCAACCTTCCAAGGGGCGGGGTCTCAATTACTTCCATTTCATATTCAAAGGTATCAACAAGTATTTCATAACTATCAGGAAAAGCTATTTTATCAACAGAAATTTTCGCATACACAATGATATTATTTCCGACTACCTCAGCTGGTTTATAAAAATAATTAAAATAAACTAATACTGAGGCTTCACCCTCAGAATTAGTATTGATATATTCTTCCCACTCGTCAGTCTTGTTATACCAGACTCCGTTAGTTATACAATACCATTTGGCTAATTCATATTGCCGATTGATCATTGCTATCCAATAGTTATAAACGAAATCTTCTGCACAATCTTCAATTTCCATTCCATCAAGGAAATGAGGCTGGCAACCAACCAATGCTAAAACTAAAAATATGACAAAGACCACTAACAAAATTTTCTTAACTTTCCTTTTCATTGCTTATACCCCCTAAAATTATCTTTAAACTACCAATATATAATACGATATAAGTAAGGGGAAGTTACCATCAATATTATAAATCTTTTTCTTATATTTTACAATTACTTCAAGCTCTCATCAGTCCGGTTTAATAAATAGATAAACAGATCCTCCAATTTTCTAAACTTATTTGCAATAGTGACATTGAAAATATAATATATGATCCCGCCACTATCCCCGGCAGCCCTATATCCCTTCTCTGCTTCACTGGTAGGTTTATATCCTATTACCGCCTCAATAGCAGGTTTATAAGGTATGGTAGGCCATTCAGTAAGCACATCGACCCTTACCAATTCTACCTTTTGGATTATAAATTGCTGATTTATATTCCTTTTGGTAGAAATAAGTGTTATTATCTGACCGCTCCAGATATCGCTCCTGTTAGTTATAAAAGTTCCTTGAATAATCGGATTAGCATTCTGTAATAAGTCTGCTTTAGCCGCTTCATTGGCCCAGGCTATACTATCAATATTATTATCTACCAAGCAAAATTCAATAATACCGTCCCCACCTTCAATAGCCTTAATAGCGTCTATGGAATTTTTATCTTCTCGTTTAAAACAAATGGGTACTCCGAAGGTAGTATAACCAACAAGTAATTCACTTCCTATAGTTAATTCTCCTTCCCCAATACTTCCTGTGCCATAAATACTTGCTGCATCGCCTTCGTCAAATGTAAAAGTTTGATTTGTGCAGGGTATTTTATCTTCATTAATATACCATTGACCACCATATCCCGAATTCATTGCCCAAATTTTACCAGCAGTATAATGAATGCCTATATAATCCCCTTCTGCCACATTTAAATCAACTTCAAGGGTTTGTAACCCCACTATTACAGTCCCAATAGTTTGCGCATCTCTGGTAGAAAGATTATTAGGAAATCCTACTGGGTCAGGACGATAGAAAGTAGCAACTTTACAATTAGATAAATTTTCTTTTACATCTATTCTTATTTGTGTAATTTTTCCGGTTGCATTAGCTGGATTGTCTTTATTTATATGTGTAAAGTTTGGGTTTCCACCCGCTGTTGGATTAATTAGTAAAATCCCGATATCAATTATTTGAGTACCTGCCGCCCCAATGGACAATACTTTCGTTTTCTCATTTAACATAAAATCATAATAAAGTGGATTGTCTACCTCATCCCAACCGATTGTTTTAATTACTCCATCCACCTTTATGGTAGGAGAAGACTGTTTATATATAATAATATAGGGATCAGCCATATGTCCTATTACTAAATATTTACCATTATGAGAGAATGTGGCTCCACGACCGTCACCATTAGGCAAGTAAGCAAGGTCGACTTGTTTACCTAAAATATCGCCCGTACGAGTATAGATAGTTATAAAAGGTGTAGTAGAATGAGCAACTGCTAATTGTATCCCATCAGGAGAAAAATCTACGCCATAACTGGGCCCGGTAGGTAATTCAGCAGGATTAGTTATTTTAGTAAATACGTCTAAAGCTCGTTTATATACCGTAATAAAAGGTGATACTTCATGACCTACCGCTAAATAAATAGAATCAGGTGTCCAAGTTATATTAAATCCCCATCCAGTAGGTAAAGTAGCAGGGTTATCTAATTTGGTAAAAGTATCGCCATCACGTTTATATATGGTAATAAATGGGGTAATATTATGAGCCACCGCCAAATAAACACCATCAGGAGAAAATTTACATCCAAAACCATCTCCAGTGGGTAAATTGGCAGGATTGCCAAGTTTAGTAAGAGTGTCTTCACTTCTTTTATAGATAGTAATATAAGGTGAAGCATTGTGAGCTATTGCTAAATAAACGCCATCAGGGGAAAAATCACAGCCCCAGCCTGTTCCGGTAGGCAATATATCAGGATTAGTTAATTTAGTGAAGGTATCTTCTACTCTTTTATAAATCATCATGTATGGTGTGCCAGCGTGTACTACCGCCAAATAAGTAGAATCAGGAGAGAAAGAAGCATCATGCCCATCATCATTAGGGGTAACGTCAGGAAAGTTTAACCTTTTAAACGAATCCCCTTCTCTTTTATAGATATAAATACCCTTATTTGCCGCAATGACCTTCTCATAAGGTACTGCCAAATAAATATCATCATGGGAAAAATCGCATCTCCAAACCCCCCGCGCTGGTTTAGGGTCAGGGTCTGGTAATTTTTCACGCCCCCGGTTAATAGGTGCAAATTTACAAGTCCACTCCGTAGTCACACCATCATAAATAAAAATTTCTCCAAAAGTATCTTCTAATGCTGAACTTTTTACATATATCCTATTCCTTAATTGAGAGATATTAGTATTAATTATTAAGTCTTTATAATTTGCTTGGTTATCATCCAATTGAAAAGGGGCCGGGTAAGTATTTTTACTAAAGAAATGGATATCCTGGTCATAATCCACGTACCACTCATAACCGCAAATTTCAGTTATTTTGGTTAGGACTTCGGATACTTGCACATAATCGAAGGCTATTTCACTTATAATGGGGCCATCACTTACATTATTATAAGTAAAACCAGTAGTATAATTATCGATTATATGTTTATAAATGTCCCCGGCTTTTTGGTTTTTATAGGATTCAGATACTAATTTTTTATCTAAATCCCGGGTATGATCTATACATTCAACCGGATATTTCAAGAGATTAGGGGGCAAAAAACTTTCTTCTTTGGATAAGATCCTTCCTGAAAATAGTTTATTAGCCCCTTCTTCGATTAAAACTGCCTCTCCAGGAATGGGGGCAACCGCTATATCATTACAGATAAAATCAAAGGAAGCTGAATTAACTTTACTGGTTAGCTCATCTCTTATGCTAAGGGTCCGGGCATCCACATATTCGGTTTTATCTACCCCACCGATTTTAATTGTTATACCCAATTTAGTGTCTCCTTTTTAATTCTATTTTTCTTAATACCTCATCGCCTATGGTTACCGCCAACCTCTTAATATCTACGTTGTCAGAGATCCTATTATCATGAATATCGATATATATTTTGGTTTCTCCAAAACCCTGCGCAGTAATATTCGGAATCCCTACTGGTCCACCACCAGCAAAAGCGGGGACCGGAGTAGGTAAACCTTTAGCAATAGCATCAATTAAATTAGAGGGGATCATCTTAAATCTCTTAATAAAATCTGTCATTGGCCTTGACAAAATATACTCACCAGGAGTTACTGCCGCCATTACTGTATCTGTCATTCCACCAAATTGAAACTTTTTCACTTCTCCACCAAACTGAAATTCTTTAACTATACCGCCAGTTTCAAATCCAACGACCCCAAAGATCAATTTAACTACCCAGGAGGCTGCAAGTTTCGCTATCTGTTGAAGAATGGCATTTATCGTGCTTTTCCAAAGATCCTTCATGGCTTCCCCGAAGGTTTTAGTCCCAGAAAGGATATTATAAAAAGCATCACTTAATCCGCTTTCCATAGCAGTTTTTAAGTCAGATATAAGATCACCAATAGCAGAAGTGGTATTATTAACAGTTTCTTCCATCTTCTCGCCAGTATATTTTAGAGGCTCCAATATTAAATCCATATTATTAGTAATACCATCTCCAAACATAGCCATCATATCAGGCATCCATTGGTCAGAAGTAGAAAGCGGTCCTATTCTAGGTGGAGACGAAAAACCCAAACGGTCTTTAATCCCCTGCCCAAGATCTTCAACATTACCAAACACCTTACTTGTACTATTTTTAATTCCATCAGCAAATCCTGAAACTGCATTTTTACCCCAGTCAAGCATCTTTTTAGGTAGATTAGCTAAATCTTCAAACTTTTGAATTATCCAATCTATCATCTCTTGAACTTTTTGTATTGCCATATCTTTAAGATCGGTGAGAAATCCTATTATCTTTTTATACCAATCTTGAACAAAGTCAACTATCTTATCCCAATTTTTCCAAGCCCAATAAGCCGCACCGACAGCTATCAGTAATAAACCTATTGGTCCAGTTGAAATAGTTCCTATTGCGGATATAGCCCCTGATATTTTACTAAATGCGGATACGGCTAATAAAATAGGCCCGCCTACTGCACCTATAACTCCTACTACCGCACCAACTTTTGTAATAGTCTCAATCAATCTGGGATTTTCTTCTGCCCAAAGTGAAATTTTACCGACTATTTCGGTAGCTTTTTCAATTAAGGGAATAATTGCTGGAATTAAAACATCTCCAATAGTCCTTCCTGCCCCAGCTAAACTTCCAGTTAAACTGGTCATTTTATCATTAAATTCATCAGCTGCCTGTGCCGATTTGGTAGATATTTCAATACCTAAATCTTTAGCCTTTCCCATTAATTCCTCTATACCTGCTCCACCTTCTTTAAGTAAAGGAATTAACTGAGTACCACTCCTTGCTCCAAATAAATCCATAGCCAAAGCTGCCTGTTTAGCAGGATTTTCTATTTCAGCAATTTTGGTAGCAGCTTCTTTTAAGACATCAATGGTGGGTCTCAAGTTACCTTCTGCATCTACAACAGATATTCCTAATTCCTCAAAGGCATCTTTTGCTGTTCCAGTTCCCTTAGAGGCATCATCCATACCTTTAGTTAAAAATTTTAATCCTACCTCTAACCCTTCAATATTTGTTCCTGACAGTTCAGCTGCATAAGCAAGGGTTGATAAATGTTCTACTGATACCCCAGTCCTTAAACTCATATCATTAAATTGATCTCCAGCTTGAGCAGTTTTATACACAATAGCAGTAAAAGCCCCGGTAATTGCAGCCCCGGCAATAGTCGCAATTTTACCGATAGAACCTATCTTTTCAGAAAAATTACTAACATGGCCACTGGCTTTATCAAGTTCACCTTTTAATTTACTCGCATCTCCAAGAATGTTCACCCACAGATCTGCTATTATTTTTCACCTCTTTAAATAATATTATCACCAAACCTTTTATTATAAGACCTTTTAATCCAATCTTTATATTCTTGTAATGTTCGATTACTTTTTGCCTGATTGCACCACTTACAGCAAGAATTTATATTATCTATTGTATATCCTCTATTGTTATCAATTCGGTCAATCCCATTATAAATATATTTTCCATTACAACCCTTATCATTAAATATCCCATTTGGTTTTGCTCCACAATAATGGCAATCCATTTGGGTTAATTCAGAAAATTGCTCTTCTGTTAATTTATATTCTAGTCCCCGTCTTCTTGCCTCTTTTTTATAACTACTTATTAATGCTCGCATATTCGCAAGTCCTGGCTTTAATCCTATTGCATCTCTCACACGTTCATTTCTCAAACAGCCGCAACTCTTGGTATTGCCATTTATTAAGTCATTCCCAGCAATAACTTTTTCTGTTCCACACTCACATTTGCATAACCACGTTGCATTTCCCCATTTATCTTTATCAGCTCGCTTAATTACATTTAATCTATTAAATTTTTGTCCCACTAAATTTATTAATGTTCCCATCTATTTTACCATTCCCTCTATGATATAATATGCTCCTAACGCTTATATTATACCATTTTCGAGCATTATTTTCCATATAAAAAGTTATTCCTTTACACCAACAAAAGCCAAGAATGCTTTATAGAAAGTCATTTTTAATTTATAGACTTCAAGAGCATCTTTCATTATCCAGTCTAAATCAGTTAGGGGAATTGCCAAAATGTCTCTATACCCATAATTATAGGCAAAGGATAATACCTTTGTTATGTTTTGGAATTCCCCGGCTTGAAATATTTTTTTAATCCAGATATTTGCACGATCGCTTTTTGCACTCTTTCAAAATCATCAACATCAATCATATCTTCAAAATCATCTACGGTTAAATCTTTTGCTTCCGGATTAAACTTCTTAATTACATGCAATAAGGTATAGAAACTATAATCATAAACCGTTATTTCATCTTCATTTTTTACTTTCTTTTTTTCTATATTTAATTTCTTGATATCCAGCATAGAAAGAGGTTTAATGATATACTCTTTATTCCCTATTTTAACTGGAGAAGTAAAAACTTCCTCTTCGGTAACATTTGGATTATAACTTTTATCTCCACCAATAATATTTGATTTTTTAACTTCTTTAATTTTAGACATAATACTCCCCTTCTTTCTTTTAGATAATTAGCTCAGAATACCCCTAAATCTTTAAAATTTATCCCCAAAATAACGATAATTTATCTTACCACGTATGATTTTATGTACCTTTTATAACCTCAAAATCTTAAAAAAAGCTAAAAGTTATGATATATAAGGCATTTTCTATAATTTAATTAAAAATATACCCTCAAATTCGTATTCTGAGGGGGGTCTAAATTTCTTTTGGTACACTTATATACCCTTTTTAACCACCCCTTTAACCAACTAGGAAACACTCTGATCCAAATTACTTTAATATTAATACTCTGGTTCAAGATTAATCAGGGTAATTTTATAAGGATATCCTAAACTTGCATCGTATTTGGCTTTGCCGGTAACTCCACAAACTATCGGTCCTGGTCCACCCATATTAATTGGATAGGTCAGGTATCTAAGTTTAGGTATATCGATTTGCAGGGTATAATAATATCCGGTTTCACATTCCGCCCCTACAAATTTAACCTGGAAGGACTGCTCAATTCCATTTATAAATTTATTGTATTCAGTCCGATCTACAAAATCGATGGTGAAATTGACTGGAATAGTCCTAAAGCCACTCCGAACAATCTTCCTGAGTATAGTGGTATTATTCAGGGCATATTTTCCTACACATTTATTATCATAATTTATCCCGAAACTTTCCAGATCATTATTAATATTTCCTTCTGCTGTTCCACCTATTTTAATAACTGCCTGTTCCCAGGTAAAAGGTTTGGTAGTTTCAAGTGATAAACCGGTCTTTGGTGTATCGCCTAGATTCTTAGCAATGATTCCATTAGTAGCCTTTAAGATTTTATCAGTAGTAGAGAAATTTAAAGCTAAGGTATTAACTATTGCCCCTAAAAACTGGAAGGCATCCCCTTGATCCCGGTAAACCTCTAAGGTATAGGGATTAATTGGACAATCTACATGAAAATCGGTAGCCTGTCTAGGAATAAAGATATGCTGTTTAGTATTGGTGGCTCCGGTAATGGTTATCTTCCGGATAACATCAAGATTAATAACACATTCCCCTAAATCGGTTACATATTTTAAGCCCATACTGATTACAGCGGTCAATCCTGCTGGGGTAGCAATGGTTAAAGTTACCTCTTTCCATACTCCAGCGGTTAAAGCCGGGATATTTAAATTTTCAAGCGGTGTGGCACAATTAGGTGTATCATCGAGCAAGAACTGTAAACCTCCTAAGGCAGTTTCAACCGAGCATTTGATCCATAATTTTATATGGGTTGAAGCGGTCATATTATGAGAAGCAATTGCTTCGGTGGCTAAAATAGTCCCCGCTGTTACTCCAGAAGTAACTCGCAATTTTACCGATTTAGTTCCTTTTTTATAATCGCTTGCATCTACCTCAGATATTACTCCACCGTCTACTGACTCGTCCCATTTATCCTCACAATCCTCTATCTCGGTTTCTGCTGTACCTGCCGGGGTAGCCGCTGCTGGTTCATTAATTGCACTTCTTAATAGGTGTCCTAAACTTGCAGGATGTATTTCCACAATAACATTACCAGCGAAAGCCCTTTCTCCTTGATATGATATTGGCTCGTCAAGTATTCCCCTTTGGGCAGCAGATAAAACATCTTCGATATTTGCAATTAAGGTTTCACTAACAAACGGTAAGTAAAAATCATTATCCCCTGCTTCCTTCTGTCCCCAAATTAATTCTTTTTTGATTCCTATGTGTCCTCTGTTTCCTTGTGGCATTATTAATCAGCTCCTTTCTTTTTAGATTTTCTTTTCTTAATTTCTATTTCTTTCTCTTTAACTTCATCAAAATATCCAGTATCTAAATATTTTTTCGCTTTTGATTCATCATCAGTTATTACAAATTCACTAGGTTTAAAAACTCCTAATCCAACTACTTCTAATTCAGTTTTTCGATTATATTTCAATATCATAAAATCACCTTCTTTTAAGTCCGAGTTACAAAATTTTGCCTTAAAGTTATTTTTATATCTATATCTACTCCTCTATACGGATAAGAATTAAAACTAAATCTAGTATCCGGGAAACTAAAATATAGACATTCCCCATCCAAATCAATATGAGCGCCGAGAGCTTTTTTAATATCGAAATTAACGTCTAATATTCCTTTAGTAGTTTCATCACCTACTATTTGTTTATCCACCTCGAAAATCTTTATATAGGCATAAATAGTGGCAGTAAAATTTATCTCCGTATTATGAGGCATGGTTATCGCCTCTTCTGGTGCATTGGTAGGTTCCAAGATAATACAGGGGAAATTATTTGTTGGGATATTATCGCGTGTCCCTGCATATACGATTTTAATATAGGTTTTTAAAACAGCATCATCTTCTAAAATTGTTTTAACCTTATTCCAGATAGTCTCTAATTTCATTCCTTAGTTATCTCCTCTAAATATTCGGTGAAGATCCTGACTATATTTGTTTTATCCTCTTCCTGGAAGAGTAGAAATTTACGCTGGGGTATTTTGGCAGTCCTTGCCTTCTGGTGAACGTGCATAGCAAAAACATTTTCCCCAGTGTCAGGATCAACCCAGTGTAGAGCCCTCGCTTTTACCGGAAAAATATCTCTTGCCGGTATTTTAATAGAGCCACCTTCTTGGTGTATCCTCATATAATCAAGTCTAGTTCCTATTTGGACTTCCTGATCAGATACGACTTCATAAACAATAGAGCCTTTTCCCATCCCGGTATCCTGTAATATCTTTGCTCCCTTACCCTCTTTCCTTCTCATAGCTATGGTCATTGGTGAAAGTGGGGCCCATCTTGTAGGTCTACCTTCCTCTCTAAAATTTTTATCGATAGAGCCTAACATTAATATCCCGCATTGTTTTAAAGGGACTCTAAGATCTTTAGCTTTTTCCCCTGCCTTTTTTAATAAAGCCTTTACCTTTTCATCATCTTTTATCTCATAACTGATTAATGCTCCACCATTAGTCATTTTCTAAATCCTCTATCTTACCAGAATCAATTCCCCAGCAAGTTTCATCCCTCTCATCAAAGGTCCTTTTATAGTCTTTAGTAGTAGATTGAATAGCCCCCACGTCTATGGTAATACCTTCAATCTGTTTCGTACCACTAGCAATATCTTTGAGGGTCTCTTTCGCTTCTTTATATCGATCAATCCATTCATTAGTACTCGGTATCCTTCCCGAATACAATCCTCTTATCACATAATAAGAGGCAATATCCTCAGCTAAAGATTTTATGATGGCCGGAGTAGTCTCTAAAGCGTCAAGAGCAGTCAATAGATCAGATGAGAAAGCTGCTCTTATCTCTGCATCAGCTTTGACGATAGCTTTAGCCAGTAATGCAGTAGGTACTTCATTTGTTGACATATTCAAATTGGTTAAAACGTCGGTATTCTCACAAAAAGCCATTTATTGCTCCCTTATTATTAGAGGGGAAGAACGTCGAATCCTCCCCCTCTATATTTATTTATTAGGTTATTGCCGGGGATATTCTATATCCACAAGCAACACAAACCATTTTTTCAGCTTCTATGTCACCCACTTCAAACCAATCACTATGTTTTACTTCTATCCTTGCCCTTCTGGTTTGAAATGGTTGAGATTGGAAGGTATAACCTAAAGAGAATTTCTTTATTCCAGGTTTAGGTTCTACATAAGCCAATATGGCATTCTTACCCCAGAGATAAGATAAAGATTCAGGCTTCCCTTCTTTGGCTGTATTATAACCAGCTTTACCGACTATCACCTTTTCTATTTCAAATACACTGGCCATAAGATCAGGAGTAACTACGCCTTTTTGAACGTATTTAATCCGTTCCAAAATATTGGGATGATGTTTCAGCTTATCATAGACAGCCTTTCCTAATAGCAATACATTGGGTTCTTTAAAGATTACCGCATGTATGGCATCCTTCCCGGTTTCAATATCTCCTATAGGATTAGAACCGTCAGTATAAACATCCCATTTAATAGACGGAGCATTGGCCGATAAGTTTGCCTCTAATATATCTTTGATCCTCATCTCCAAACCTAATTGAAGGATATCAGTTAAAAATTCTACGGTATCTACTTCAAGGTTTAGAGGGCTATCTGCATTATCTCTTTCTATATCATCAATTAAATCATTTAAGGCATGTTCATCGCACACATAACCATCAGTGGTTACTTTCCAATCCACAGTTCTTGATTCAGTCTTAGGAGCCCTCAAAGTTTTGGGAATCCTAAACCGATCAGCTTTATCATTATATATATAATATATGTCCGATTTCTTTTTAACCGGTACAATCGGCATTAATTCTGTTCCAACATAGGCCGCATTACGGTACATTACGGAAATATTGGTTAATATTTGATCTTTATGAACATTTTCTACATCTGGCATTTAATTTAACACTCCTTTCTTTTATAAATTATTTATTATCCAGCATGAGAAACAGGAGAATACATGTGCGTAATTAAAACTTCTATTATTTCATCTATACTACCGGCAGCTTCCAGAGCTATTGCCCCAGCATACTCATCGGCAGCATCCACTACTTCACCGACTCCGGTAGCAGTAGAAGTTAATGCTTCTCCTTCATCGCACGCTTCACCCATTACTAATTTACTCGTACCTAATACTCTTACCCTAGCAGCCTTCCCGACAACACTAGGAGCATTCTGTAAAATACCGATAGAGACTCCATTTAAACCACAAGCGACAACATCGCCATTGACATCGAGTTTTACAAAATAATATTGCTTAGCAGTTAAGGCTTCACCAGCTTTAAGAGTTATATCTAAAGCTCCAACAGCCTGAGACATATTTAACACCTCTTTTCGTTTTTTATTTTATTAGATTATTTTTTCTTTTCTTCAGTAGACTCCAGAACGGCTAAGACAGCATCTCGATAAGATACGTCTTTATGCTCATCCATGTACTTCTGGACTTTCTTTTCTTCTGGAGTTAATTTTTCTTTGCCTTCTTCCCCTTCTTCCTCTTTCCCCTTGCTTAATTCAGCAAAGATAGAGTCAGAGAAATTAGGTTGAAGTTCAATAAATTTCTCCAGTAATTCTCGCTGTGAAAGTTCAGTTTCTTTATTATCTACCATAAACTTAATTTTCTTCTCATCAGAAGTTGACCCTATAAGAGCCATCAAAACTTCTTTCTGTTTAGGTAGAAACCGCATGTCCTTTTCGGAGCAGTGAGAATCAGTAAAGGTTTTAATTTCAGCTTCTCTTTTTTCCTTAGAGATTTTGTTTAACTTCTCTTCTGATTCCTTAGTTTTTTTCTGTTCAGCTTCAAATTTAACCTTATAATCTTTACTTTCCTCTGCTTCCTTGGTAACTTTCTCGAAATCTTCCACTGCGACAAATTTCTTTCCCTCTACTTCTGTAATTTTTATTCCGTTCGCCATAATATAAATCACTTCCTTTCTTTTTATTTTTTCTTCTTTCTCGTATATAATTAAATTAGCTTCCTCATCAGCATCATATAAGGCAATAATATCTTTTAAATTAGTTACTGCCGGTAGATCAGCACCCAAGAAGGCAATGGCAGAAAGGACCTTCTTATACTTTTTCTTAGTACTAGGCTCGGTATAATCATATAAAATCTCACTGGATATCCTCTTATATGCTCCATTTTTAACTAATTCATATAGGACTTTAGGCACTTCTTTGATATCCACTAAAATTTTATTGCCTACCTTCTTTAATTTAGTGATCCAGCCACCAGCAGGCAACCCCGATTTTTGTAGAATCTCCTGTTTGTCATCATGGCCTAATTTTACTTTGGGCTTTAATTGATCGATTATTTCATTAGTACCATTTACGATATTGTCAAGATCCTCATCGGTAATTTTATGCTTATTCCATTCTCCAGTACCAAATACCTCAACATCTTTAAGCTCATAGGTCTGGGAATAGGCTTCTAAAAGTGCTAATTCCATAGTAGTTAGATTCCCCTGCTCTCCAGTTTTAACCCAGTTACCTTCTTTGTCCTTCTTCCAACCTGCTTTTTTCAATCCAGCCCAGGCAGTAGCAACTGCTAAAGCCTCTTGGTCATCTCTATCTTTATAAGTTTCCCAAGCCGAATTAAATATATCAATCCAAGTCTTTTGGGCTTCGACTGGTAGTTTTTTTATCCCTTCCGGGATATTACTAGGATATTTGTAAGGCATATAACTCATCTCCTTCCATATTTATAAAATCCTTACCCTTCATCGGTAAAGCCCTAGCTTTCAATTCTGGTTTAATCGCCTCAAATGTTTCATATTTAGTTACCGGGATTAATTGTGAGCGACATTCATAATGTAATGGTGGAGTAAACCTGGCTATATCAGGATCACCATATATAAATATTTGGCCATCGAGGGCTTGACAGATTTCAGTAGTTCGGTCATCCATTATAGCTGAAAACATTTCCCCGGCCATGATGTCTTTTACGTCAGGATCTTCCATCATGTCTTGCCTACCTTGGTTATAGGCATCTGAGAAATTAGTCCTAACTATATTTTCTAAATGATGAGCAGTTAAAAGTTTGCCTTCTTTTATTTCTAATACTCCTGGATTAGCAAACTTTTTGAAAAATTGATCCAGTAAAAACATAATTTCTGGAGTAGTTGAACCGTTTTTCATCCCAGCATAAAGTATCCCTTTGGCATCTTTTAAGATAGTATCTCTGGTTACTCCAGCAATCCAAAAAGCCTTATTTTTTAAATATTGCAAAGCCTTTTCAGCAGGCAACCCCACAAATTTTTTAATTTTTAGTTCACTTTCTACTTCACTCATTCCATATTCAAATAATTCCTGTAGCCATTTTCCAATACAATCTCTAAATTCACCTACATAATGTAATTGAATTTTCTCTACTTCCCGGGCATTCTGGGATTCCATAATCTTGGCTTTAGTTATTGATTTTTTAAGAGCATCTTTTTGCCAAATCAAGATCTCTTCAAGTTCTTCTTTAGCTTTTACTTCAAAGTTATCTAAATTCTTGATTATCCTGGTAAAATTACATTTCTTTTCATATTGATTAGGCTGCCTTGATAATCTAGCCTGATAATCTTCTGTATTTTTAATAATTTTATTTAATTCCTTAATTAAATTAGGGTTAGGATTATCTCCAAATTTTTCACTTGCCTTGCCATCTTTTATTTCTTTAATAGAATTTATTTCATCTTTACCATCACCAGTTATAGCCCATTCTTTAAAATGTTGTTTACAAAACCAAGCGTGTCCAAACCCTTCAGCCCATAAGCATTCATAAACAGGAGGCTTAGAGCATTCCATACATTGATTTTTTCTATGATATTTTTCATAATTTTTTATAAATAATCCGCCTTTAGGTTTAGGTTCAGGTAAAACTATACCCTCTTCTTTGGCCGGGATCTTCAAAAATCCTCTGACCCATTCCTCTTCTGGATTAATTAACCCTGCATCAACTAACATCTTGGCAATTTCAGCTTTAGCCTTCTGGTCCTCTTTAATTAGAGATTCAAATTTAAAATAAGGATATTTAGGTTGAGGGAAGTTAAAATCTATTAATCTTTTTATGACCTGCTCCCGGATTATAGTATCTTCGGTTTCCTCACCTAAATAATCAAGAATGTAAATAAAGATATCAAAATGAGTTTTCGATAAGGCCCAGGAACCCTTTTCTCCACTATCCATTAAAAGAGTGCCTACCAATAAGGACCTGGCTATCATCGCGTTATTACTATCAAAGGCTTCTTTATATCCTGCATCCCCTCTCCTGGTAGCCTCTAAAAGTTCGGCTTCTAAACCTACAGGCATAACTATGGCAGTATCAGTCTGTATATTTTTTAAGATGTCTAAATATTCATCTTGCTTAATTTTGGGAGTACCGGCAACATAACGACCTATTACGGTGGGCTGGCCAAACTTTTCTAAAAAGATATTCCAGAACCTTTGAATGATATCGTTAGAGAAATAATATCGATAGGCAGCCCTAAAATCGGACTCACCATATAAACTTTCTGCATCATCATCATTAGGGTTATAGGTAAAAAGAATAAATTTATTAATAGGTAAGTGGTTTTTACCGGCTTCTATCAATCCTTCCTCTTTGATATTGCCATGCTCATCACATTCAAACATATAATTTGTAGCTTTTCTTACCTTGATATTATCAATCCCGATCATCCCCTTAAATTCTCCACCGGGGATAATCTTGTAATTAGTCTCAGCCACAGAATAGCCATCTCTCATGGCATTCCATATTTTAAGCAGGGAATTATTTATATTCCCCTTCATATCTGAAAAACAATACTCTATAAATTCAGCCTGTTTTACAGCATCTTGATCATTCTCATCTTCCGGTCTGATACTCCAGGGGGTAGATAACCGGGCATGCTTCTTTAACATAAAGACAGCTTTAACCTGGCCATCTCGTTTTTGCATAGTCCTATAAATATCTAATCCCTTTTTTCCTACTAGATCATCAGGATTATAGACAGGAAGATTGGCCATACCCCAGATATCAGTTCCAGAATGGGACATTTCGCCCATTTCCGGTTTAACTAATTTTTTTATAGTCTCTTTGGTATTTTGAAATATATTTTTTATATCCATATATCACCTTTAGAAATAAAAAAAGAGAGCCAGTCAAGAATGCTTTTGGCATTCTCAAATCTGGCTCTCTAATGGTGCTCGCTTTGAGAATATTTATTTTTTTTCAGAATAACATATTAATTATTTATTGTCAAATTTTTTACTTTACATAATATAAATTATAGTGCCATCATTACCAGTTTTGATCAGCGGTCAATCTCCTTCCTGCACTCCTCCCTTCAATTATAAAACTATCTTCTAACATATCGGGCATTAATTCAAAAATTAACCAGACTAAGGCATCTAATCGATCCGGTGATTTATCTCCTGGCACCCACTCGCAAAGTTGATCTTCTAAATCTGGAAAACTCCCTACATGGTGGATTTTATTTTGCTCATATAAAGCCGATACAGGTTCAGCCCTGATATATTTACCCCGGGAAGCCCTAACGCTCTTATATGCTATATTAGGTTCGATTGACCTTATAACATATTCTACCATATCACCGCCATTATTTACTTCTCCAACTATCCGGTCCGCCAAAAGTTTATGATAGACGGTTACCGCTGCATTTCCCCATTTATCTGGACTTCCTTTTATGGTGGCATCTTCCAAGATCCAGACGTGCCGATCCTCACTTAAACCGCCCCCGATTATCCCGGTTTCAGAGGACATGATATTATCGGTAGCCTGGGGATCAACTGCAATGGCCACCCTGATTAATTTAGGAGCTTTATTCCTACGATTTTTCTCAATGATCTTTCTGGTCCACAGGGCATCGGGGTTGTCTTCTAAGATATAGCCATGAATCTCTTGCCTTCCTAATCTTGTACCCTCATACTTTTTAATTACCCGATTGATATATTTTTGCGACAGATTGTCTATATTCTCATAGCTGTTTCCCCTAATATCTTTTATACCAGGATCATTAATTAAATCTTTAATTATAGGAATAGGCCGGGGGGTGGTAGTAATTACCACCTGGGGATTAGGTCCTATTCTTAAACCGAATTCCATGTTATCCCAGGTTAATTGCGGATACTTGAATTTGGACAGTTCATCGATCCAGACCGTATCGTGCTGTTCCCCTCTTAACTGGTCTGGCTCATCTCCGGAATAAGATATTGCAATCGCCCCGTTAGGCCAGGTCAATCTTCTCTTGGAAGGTTCATAATTAGGTGTAAAAAGAGGGTTAGAAACTTGCAATATTGAAGATTCCCCTACTTCTATCATGGCATCCCTGACATCTGCTTTAGTCTGGCCTATTAAAGCTATCCTTTTAAACCCTTTTTTTACTCGCTCTATTATAAATTCTGCCCCTGCCCTAGTTTTGCCAAAGCCCCTTCCTGATCTTAATAACCAGCCAAACCAATTTCCTCTCGGTGGTAACTGTTTAGATCGGGCCCAAAGCCTCCAATTATATAAAAAATTTAACTTCTCTTCATCGCTTAGATTTTTTATCTCTTTTAATATTCTTTCTCTTCTGCTCTTGGG